AGTGTATCGATCTTCAACCGAGCGCTGCCTGATGTGACCGACGGGTTGAAAGTTGCTCAGAGGAGGATCATTTTAGGTCTCAAGGATCTAAAACTTAGACCCGATGGGCAGTATAAGAAAGTATCTAGGCTCGAAGGTCATGTATTGGGTTCCTACCACCCCCAGGGCGGGTGTGCAGGCACCGCGATTAATATGGGCCAAGCCAATAGTTTTAGGTATCTACTTACTAACATTCACGGTAATGTTGGTGGTAGCATACAAACAGGTCTTTCAACCGGTCAATCCATCTCTGAAGACTCACCGGCTGCTGCGCGCTATCTTGAGGTAAAGTCTAGTGAGTTCACCCAAAACGTCTACATCAACGAGATTGATAAGGAAAGCTGTGAATGGCGCGATAACTACGATGGGTCCACACAGGAGGCGCATAGGATTGTCCCTTCTCTTCCCGCATTACTTGTTAACGGCGGTGTTGGAATCGCTGCTGGTTATGCTTGCCATCACGTTTCTTACAATCTCTCAGAAGTAATCAAGGGGACAGCGGCATACATCCAGAACAAAAATATCACAGATAAAGCGCTATATAAGCATATCACCGGCCCTGACCTACCCCAAGGAGCCAGAATACTCAAGGATGATGGGGTCTGGGCAGCTTTTGCATCAGGTCATGGGTCCATCAAGGTCTATGGCAAGTGGGAGATTAAGCAAGTTAACTATAAGAAGAAATCAAAGCGGGACGCGATCGTAGTTACATCACTCGCTAGCGGGTCGAGCGAGAGGTTCCTTGATAAAGTCAAGGCCGCGGTAGATGCAGGTAAGATCGATCAGATCGTATATGCCGCTGATCACTCATCTACAGAAGGCATCCATATTGAGTTGGTTCTCAAAGCCCACGGCAATCCTCAAGAAGTGATTGGTCAGCTCCTCGCTTACACTAACCTCTATGACACCATCGGCGTAAACGCTATGGCGATCAAGAAGTCCCTGCCTGAGATGTTTGGGGTTAAGGATATCATCGCGACTTGGCATGAGAGCCGTTGCAAGGCCCTTGTTTCGCGCTATAGCGCCGAGTGCGAGCGGATTCAGGACCGCATGCACATCCTCGATGGCTTCTTAACCATCCTTGCGGACATCGATGCAGTAATCAAGACCATCAAATCTAGCAAGACAAGGGAGACCGCTCATAACAACTTGAGGAAGAAGTGGAAACTAAGCGCCCCACAGGCCCAGGCCGTGATGGCTATGCCACTTAGCCGGCTTGTTAACGCGGAGAGGATGGAGCTCAAGCGCGAAAAAGACGAGCTTCAGGAGAAATATGACGAGTTAAAGGCCCTGATTAACAACTCTGACTCTATGGATAAGCATATTATCGACCAAATTCGTAGCTTTAGGCAGTTTTCTGATAAGCGCAGGACAGAATTGGTTGATCCTAACGAGATTGGCGCAGAGAAAGCTCAGGTCTTGGCCCCGCCTAGGACTCGTAAGTTAAAACCGCTGACACCTCAAGAGATCTATAAGAAAAAAGCCAAGGCTTTAGGTATGAAGCGAACTATTGTTGCAATGTTCCTTGCAGAAAACAAGATGGGCAAAGATATCTCTGATAAATGGGACAAATTTGTTGAAGATTGGCAGTACGAGCAGCAAATGACCACTAGGAAAGGTGCTGCGCAGCGAAAGAAACAGCTAGATGAACTTAAGAAGTGGGGTAAAGCCCGGGGAATGAGGTCTAGAGGGCAATATGCTTGGAACGCTTTCGTCCAGGGCCGAGAGAAGATGAAAGTGCGGGAGCTCAAGGAAGAATTGAAGGAATGGTTGGATAATATAGACGCGATTTAAAAACAAAAAGAGCAGTTTAAAGCTATGTAGTGAAACTGATAAATGAAACTGCCAAGAACTGCCATACTACTACTTAGAGGTGTAGAAGGGTGCGGGGTAAGTAGCTATGCCCGGCACTTTAAAGCGTATTTTGACGAGCTTAATAGGGGTAAATGCGATATTTTTGCGCTTAATCTTAGTGTAGGGCGGCCTGACACATCTACCGATCTACCTATTACAAAATTTAGCTTTGATGAGGCAGACGAGCTAGTTCGTAGGGTAAACGAAGAGTATGATCTGAGTCTTGTGTTCTCTGTTCCCGCTAAAAACGCAAAAGAAGAAATCGTAAATAACTATGTAGAACGCATTTTAGAAAAAATTAAGTCTCCCAAGTGGCTGATCAATCATGATCACCACTATTTGTCTATTGGTAGGAACGCAGATTTTGAAAATGCGATTAAAGCCTGCGACGGGGTCCTTTGTCACTCCCTTGTAGAAACAAAATGTGGGTTTGTGCGGTGGATGAAGAAGAGAGACATAAACACCAGAGTAGAGAAGCTTGAGACTTTCTTCCATATTCCGTTAGTTAGTAATCTAGTTACTTTTGATAAAACTAGCCGATTAAAAAGGCTTATAAATGCCTCAAGAGCAGTAGCGTGGAAACGCTCCTCTCTTGTTCTTAATTTGCAGAAAGAGTTAGCAAGAAAAAGCTTTATTACAGAGATGATAGGCTTTGAAAGGTCAATTGCAGGATATTCGCAGTTAAAAAATTACGAAGGAAAACTAGATTGGTATGTTACAGACGAGTTCGATAAGCCAGTTAAAGCGCCCTCAGCGTTCTCTAATGCTCAAATAAACGAGAGATTTTTTGACCATGTGGACGACGAAGGCCAAGATCCAGACAAAATGTATGTTTTTGGGTCATATGACCACAAACGAGGGTTAAAACGTATCTGTCAGAGTGCTTTTGCCACCCATCCTAGGTCTTTTGAGCATAATGGCCTAGATTATGGCAACAACCACGAATATCAAGGCCTAGAGGCCGCTTTGTTGTCTGTTCCTATCTTCCACCGTCATTTCTTAGAGACCGTGACCCTACCAGGCACTGATGTCCCCTTATCGGCCATAGAAGCCTTCATATCCATCGACGATGACAACAATCACCTCAAAAATGGCGGCCCAAACGTCCTAAATCCGTCAGATTTGGTCGAAAAGCTAGACGATATCTGGAATAATCGGTACACGCAATACCGCCAGGAGTCTTTCTCTATAATCAATACCTACTACGCTTCTTGGGTACTTATACCCAAAATGCTAGACAGGCTAGGGCTTCCAGCGCTATAAGCCAATGTTATTGTTTAAAGATATAGCGTACTGGTTTACAAAAGTAAACAATTGGTATATAATAGTATAGTTCGACCAGGATCGACTAATAAGTTTCCTGGACACTCCTAAAACCAAGACCTACAGGGTGTATAAATCACGTCTTTCATACCTAGGCCTAAGGGTGGCTTAGGAATAGTAAAACCATCATTTCCCTGATGATCTTACTTTTTTTAAATCAATGGCTAACGCTACACTTTCAAGACAACAATCACAATCCACCTGGGAATCTTTTTGCCAGTGGGTTACCTCAACTAACAACCGCCTCTATGTAGGTTGGTTTGGCGTACTCATGATTCCTACGTTGCTTGCCGCAACCGTATGTTTCACCATCGCTTTTGTCGGCGCTCCCCCTGTGGACATCGACGGTATCCGTGAGCCCGTAGCTGGTTCACTCATGTATGGTAATAACATCATCTCTGGTGCTGTTGTCCCATCCTCTAACGCAATTGGACTTCACTTCTATCCTATCTGGGAAGCTGCTTCACTTGACGAATGGCTCTACAACGGCGGACCTTTCCAGCTCGTTGTTTTCCACTTCCTTATCGGTATCTATGCATATATGGGCCGTGAGTGGGAACTATCCTATCGTTTGGGCATGCGTCCTTGGATCTGTGTTGCTTACAGTGCTCCTGTTGCCGCTGCTTCTGCAGTCTTCCTTGTGTATCCTTTCGGTCAAGGTTCCTTCTCTGATGCAATGCCTCTCGGAATCTCTGGAACGTTCAACTACATGCTCGTCTTCCAAGCCGAACACAATATCCTCATGCACCCGTTCCATATGCTTGGAGTGGCTGGTGTATTTGGTGGCAGCCTCTTTT